GAGAGGTGATAAAGGGTCGGCCAGAGACATATCATCCAAACCTCTTAAACCAACTCCCCGAAGATCGGGTATTTTGACTGTACCAGTAGCTGAAGCATAATAAGGATGCGTATCACCCGCTCCACTAATTGCTTCTTCTAAAGCTGTGACTAAATTGGCATATCCTTCTTCTTCACCATCTAATGACTCTTCATTACTATTAATCTCTCTTCCATCACAAGGAAGCCATCTTTCACTCGCAGAAGGCGGAACAGCGAAAGCTGCAATCTTACCAACAGTCTCTAATTTAACAGTCTTCCATGTAGGAAGATTAGTTTCAGAATCAACAGATGCTAAATACCTCATTCTTCCAGATGAAGTATCAATCCATAATCTGCCTTCGTCAATATCTACTTCAAAAAGAGTTCCATCTGTTCTAATCTGTGGAGCAGAGTTTGAAAAAAATGGAAAAGCACTCCCTGGTTGATGAATGCCTTGCCGACCAAGATTATCACTTGTCGGGAACAAGTGTTCTTTAGCAAACCTCGTCGACACACTTGTTTTCAAATTTCTAAACGCATTATCTCCACCACCTGGATTATCTCCAGCAGCAGGACTATTTTCATAATTTACATTCCATGTTTGATTCACACCCATTCTAAACTCCTTATTGAACCCTAATACTTAAATTATAACTCTGATTCATCATATCCTTTACATCAAACTGACTGACTCTAACTCGCATTAAATTCTCAAATCGTCTCTGCGCAGCATACGCCTCAGTCGGCTCTTGCATCCACATATACCCCCAATATGTAGTCCAAACTACTATTGGAAAGTGAAAATTACTCGGTAATTCAGGAATATTCAAATCACCAGAAACAGGTCTAGGCATTCTATAATACCAAGCTCTAAGATTAAAATCATTATCTGGACATGTATTAAAATAAATCCTTCGACCAATACGATACCACTGCGTCGGAGTTCCCGTTTCACCAAGCGTTGAAAGGTACGTATCATCCTTCGCAGCTCGTTCTAACTGTGTTTGATTATCAATATTTTCAACCGCTAATACTTCTATAAAATCAATATCAGATGGAATATTAACCCATCTCAAAGACAACGTATAACTCTGACTTGCTGTTGCATTTGAAAACGGTTCTTCGACTTGGCATGTCACACCTGTATTTGAAATAATAACCCGATTTTCGCCATTAATACTCAACGTATCGCCGGATATGTTAGTCTCACCTACTGGCAAACTATTCAAAGCAACCGTATTAACAGTTGAACCAGAACCTGTTGTTCCAGTAAACTGGTTATATGATAAATACATCTCATCTCGGAACTGGTTATATCTAAAAAACTGCCTAGTAACCTTATCCTTATAACTAGCTACTGCTCGTATCGCCTCATTCACTCCTTGTAATAAGTAAATACGACCATTAGTTGTATTAGGATTCAGATCACTTGGCTCGCCTAACAATTTCCAACTTTGTGTTAATATCTCACCAGTTGTCATTATAAATCTCCTTTATTCAATTCCACAATCCGATCTTGATAACAGTCATACTTATAACAAAACGGTTTACCTTGTATCAGACCCATCTCACCAATAGGAGCTGTATGATAACACCGAACACATGTAGCCCATGTATCACCTGTTATCTTATTCAATTCTTGTGTCTCCAACGGTACTTCTATCTCAATCTCTTCTTCGATAAAACCACCTGCTGGATTTACCCGCTTATTTGTTATAACTTCAGTCGTCCATCGTTTACTCATATTAACCTTCTATCTCTTGATATAAATTATTTGTATCATGATTCCCAATTGAATAAATAGTCAATTCAAAAGTCCCACTTACAGGTGTATTTGATACACTTGCTTCTGCTGTCATTGCAACATCAGTATGACCTGGTATAAATCTAGGTACTTGATAAGTTTTAGTAAAACTATTTTGATAAATACTTCTCAACGCCCTGGTTCTCCATACACCTTGGTGATTTTCATCTAAATGTCTCATTTTAAATCTAACAATTGAATCAGCACTTTTTCCCGTACTGGCATCTACTTGATGTAGTAATGCATAACAATTCCCAGGAACAGTAAAACAAGCCATCAATGTCTGCCCCACGTTTGCTGATATCACAGCTAATGTAGGTGTATCTGTAATATCCTCAGCAGTGCATGTAATCAAGCCATGATTAGCCCCACCAACCAAACTATAATCATTTCCATCATCAACATACATTCGAAAAACTCTTCGCCAAGTACTAGTCGATGTAACTGCTGTTGTTCCATTCAAGAGAAACAATTCACTCTGATACATTCCTGAAGCGCCAACTCCAAAAACCTTAACTACGTGTGCACCTGATCCTGGTGTCACACCATTATCATCGGCTGAGGTTGAAACTAATGAAATAGTTGATGGATCATCAATAAAACCTTCATATGCAGCCTCACCGTCCCAAATCAGACGTTCAGTTGCACTTGCATCTTCCATATGACCATATTTATAAACGTCAGTCTCGCCAGAAACATGACCTAATGCAACTTCATGCCCATAAGGACGAAATGTCTTAAAATATCGACTAGCCATACCAGCCTCCTATTAATCCATTATATCAAAAAATTCCAATTTATGCAACCTCTCTTTTCTGTTCTGTTCTTACAAACAAGAAATAAGATGAGCCTCCGGCGGTGTGCTGCGCGACCTAAAGGTCGCTCGCCTTGCGCCCTCCCCGTATGCCAGATTAGATAAGGAAACAAGGAAACAAAAAAAAAACAAAAGAAAAGCCCCCAGAAAGGGGGCTATATGTCACTTTTTAATATGTCTTAAACTTAATCAGCACCAGGATTACCGTAGGCACCCTTATACTGGTTACAGAACTTAGCAAATCGAGTAATAACCTGATAGAGCCGAGAACGGGTATCAAAGTCATCTGCACTATTCTGAGTCGGTTTCTCTTTAAAAACCAATCTAAAGTCATGCTTATCGGAAAGCATAAACCATGCATCAGAATCAGTCAGATACCGAGAAACCATCACCTTCCAACCAGGGACCATGCCATAGGTCGGATTAGTAGTTAGATAATCGTTGTTATTCGAACCAAGCACACGATCACCAGACATCAGCTTCATTGCAGTCCATCGCTCATCAACTGGGACAAGCAGAGTCTGCGGGGTAAGATACATCGGATAACCACTTTCAGTCTTCAGAGTATCGAAATACTCAAAAGCTGCCTGAAGAGTTGTTTCTGACAAATCCGAACCAGCGGCGGGAGTATTCGCAATAGTATCACCACTCTTAAGAGTAGTATGATCCGTATCGAAGATATATTCTCCATCCCACGCAGTATGAGTGTCAAACCCGCTATTAAACAAGTCAAAGAACTCAGTATTAATCTTCTGAATAGCCGCCTCGCCTAGAGCAGAAGGCATCTGAAGAATCTTGTCATGAACCTGGTCCTGAATCATTCGGTTAGTCACCTGATAACCCAAGCCAAACTCAGTATAACCCCTTGAAACCTTATGACCCTCTTCAGGAGTGTCGTAGATAACACGACCGCCTTCGGCCAATTCTTCAAGAGAACCAAGACCACTTATCTCACTTTCGACGATAGACTCGCCTGGAAGAGCAGCTTCACTCTTCGCAACCTTTTCATACTCACTCTCGGTATTAGCAAGAGCGTCTTTAAAAGTACGGTCGATTGCTTTATCTAGTTCATTAGGGAACTTAGCTGTATTTACAATACCCATTTATAACCTCCTTACATTCCTGCTATAACCATGACGTTAATAGTTTCTCCTGCACTACCCGCTTCGAGAGCAATAAAAAGACTATTAGACGCATCAGCATCGATTACTTGTGCATCAGATGCGATCGCTATTCCTACCGACGCTCCTGCTGTCACACCACCATCACCATTCACTACACCCTTCAGAACAGTTCCGTTCAGAAGCGGCATAAGCAGAACATCATCACCATCACTTGCGTCACTCTGTGCTAGAAACTTAACTGACGTGTCAGCCGCCGCAGCTTTAGCAAGAGTCGAATCGACCAAATCACCAATCTCCAGAGCACCATTGGCAGCCTGCTCTATATTGGCAATTGTTAGACCCGCAGCATGATTTGCATACTTAAAATCTGCCATATTTTACCTCCATTAATTAATATCTTTCACATCTATATTAAGACGATCACCCAAGTCATGGATTGATCCCTCAATATTACCTTTTCTCCACTCGTTCTTAGTTTTCTTTTCTTTCTTCAGCTTCTCACTATTTTCCTTAGTTGTTTTCATAAGAACAAGCTCTTCATTTCCAAGCGTTCCGATTGTCTTCTTGCCTGACAAACCAATACTCTCAGGCTCACTGTCACCAAGCAATCGAAAACCCCTCTTCTGATGTTTACCAATCTTATTCGGTGTTGCAAGGTAATACGAAGAATTAGGATCAGCATTCTTAACCTGTGTTCTTTCAGTCGGACTAGAATACTCTTCAGTAACTACAATCCGGTCTTTCCATTCTTCCTTATCCTCACCAGCTTCTTTCTTATGAAAATCCTGGGCGTATCGATAACGCATCTTATTATCAAAAGAAAGTTCTTTTATCACCTCATCAGAAAGCTTTTTAAATCCTTCAGGACTAGTGTCAAAAGCTAATAAACATCCATCTGAATCGTATTGTAACATATCAGAGATACTGGTGTCAACTGAGATAATGGGAGGTTTAGAACTATTGGAGATTTTAGGCTTCCGGCCCGGTTTTTTCTTTGTTTCGGTAGTTTCTACGCTGTTTTCTTCATTCATTTTTAACACTCCTTATTTATTATTTTTTCTCGACCATATTCGATCGTAGAATTCTTTCTTAGTCGCCAGAGGACTGAGGGCAAATGCTTTGTCAAACTCTCTTTGTTCGTTCTGAGTTAACACAATACGTTTTTTCTTCTTTTTCCCCTGTGGGTTAGGTTGACGTTCGGTACCAGTATATGATACTTTTTGCTTACCTTTCTTCTCTTCTTGCATACTTTCTAAAGCAGCTTTCTTCTCTTCTTCTAGCATCTCATCGAAATGCTGCATACCAACCATAGCCGCTGCTTTCTTATACGCATCAGGATCATCTTTGAAACTAGCTGCCCATTCATCAACCTCAGAACCATATTTCTGCATAATCTTCGAATACTTCGGATCGCTTGATGTGTTTTGTCGGTTTAGCTGTTTTTCAAGCGTTGCGATTTTATTCTGAAGCATATTAAACGCAGGTAAGACATTAGTCTGAGTATAATCATCTAATGTTTCAATAGGTTTGTCGAAAATCTGATCTGTCCATTCAGATCGTTTTTTCTTCCAATCGATCTGAGGTTGTTTCTCTTCTTTAGGCTTGCTTTGATTTTGCTGCATTTGTTTCAAAATCTCACCAAGCTGACTAAAGCCTTCATCATTCGAATTCGAATTAGACGGTTGCTGTTGCATCTGTAGGGTTTGAAACTGCTGCTGCATCTCTTGCATTTCTCGTTTTAACCGTTCGTTCTCCGATTCTTGTTCTTCGTTTGCGTCTTCATCCGAGATGATTTCAAAACCATCATCATCTGTTTCGAATTCTAAATCTGGATTATCAACTTGTTCCTCTTGCTCTTCTGTCTCTTGGTTTAATAGTTCATCCTGATCCAGTTCGAGTTCTTCATCTTTCACTTGCATAGTATCCTCCTTAACTATTTACATATTTTTTGATATTTTCAATATCTCTTAAAATATTATCAAGGCCGTTTAACCGACCCTGATACCTATATACATCCTTCACATCGCTAGAACTCTTCAACGTCTGTATCCACGCTTGTTCCTTCGGTTGTACCAGCGTTCGCAGAAACGTCTGAAACCCCTGGTTGAACATTAGGTCCGTTAGCTGGTCGCGCTCCTTGTCCGAGACTTTCAGGGGAAACTGCTTGTGGTTGGGTTGCTTGTGCATTCTTTACCTCCTGTACTTGCTGATCTCTTTGCATTTCAGTCTGTTTCAACATTGCATCAATATGCTTAGTATAAACTGTAAAATCTTCTGGGTCTTTATCAGTCAATAATTCAATAACTTCATCCATAATCTTAGTCTGACCGACATATAACTTCATAAGCGGTTCAATCATTTCCTGCATACCCATCTGTTTAACCATCTGAATCTTTTCAGCCAAACCAGCGATTCTATCGGCATAAACACTATAGAGCTGCTGCATGGTCATAGCTTTTTGAAGTTGGGCTTCTTCAGTCTTGTCGACCTCCGTTACTTGTATAGTAAAATTGAATCTAGACGGTATGTCTTCTACGTTCATATTTAAGACATCACGAATTAATTCTTGTTTATCCATCGGAACCAACGGCAGGATGGATTCAGCAGCCCGGTCTGAGTTAGCTACCATTTGATAGACTACCATCAAACCAATTTCAGAATAACCTTCTTCAATATTTTTAGAAATAGATTCATACAACTTATAACCCTGCTGGGCGAGGAACATAGTCCCACTTGCAGTTGCTCTAGTTTTCGCCTGGTCGTCTGGTTGGCCCATCATTGCATTTCCAGCACCTGTCAAACGGTCGGCATATGATACTGCCATATTCTCTGCCATAAAAGTCGATTGCGATACGTCGGGAAATGTTATCAGTTGCACATCTTCTCTTGGATTATCTGTTTTAAGCTGGAATAATGGTTCGAATTGAAAATCATCTAAATGCGTTGACCCATGCCTAGTTACGAATCCTTGAAGGCTGCTAAGATGTTGACTATTGATCCGCAGGTTATGCAGAGTATCAACCTCGTCTTGTAATTTCTCAGCCATATGGCCTACACCCATTCCATAAAGTTGGTATGGTTGGCTGAAATATGGGATTCGTATAATATCCCGAACACCAAGTTCATTATATTCAACTCTTAGAATGATGTTAGAATCTCTTTGAATCCAAAGCTTAATATCCTCCGGCACACCATCACCATCTACGTCCCAAAAGAGATAGGTTTCAAATATCTCATATTCTCTCGCGTCTTCTGTAATAGTTGATTCTTGATCTTGCTGGTCGAGCTGTTCTTCTTGCCATTCTGGTATTGTTGATTCACTAAAAGACAAAACATCATCTACATTTTCAAACAATCCGTTTGCCTGGTTTTGTCTAAGCTCATATTCTGCATACCTAGTTCGGATGGCTACCCAAGGAGCTGTTTGTATATCATATAAGTGTAACTTGCAAAAGAAATCCTCTATTGGAATAGGAACAACGTTTGGCGAATCCATTACAATCTTATCAACTTGCCCGCCATCTCGTTTAAAAGACCACTTTTTAATAGACCATGGAACTTTTACAAACTGTGTTCCTAACGAAACCAGGTCGTAGAAAAGAGTCAGGTTTTTCTTTCTAATATCAATATGATGTTTCGACTCCATGACCTTATCAACTAAGTCAGTCAATGCCTCAGCATGAGCGGCGTATTGCTTGTCTTCCGCTCCAACTGTGATAAGTGGTCTACGACTACCGAATTTGTCCTTAGTCGTAGCATAAAGACTATTAGTATTAGTCGCAGCTAGAGGGACGGATTGGTTAGAGGCATTATTCCAAGGATAATTTTTAACCTTTTCCTCCGGCCTGGCTAATCGCTGCCGTCGCCATTTCTCCCAACTATCTTCAGTATCGCTTCTATCAGATTCAACTGAGTCTATTTCACTCGTGATGTATTCAACTATCTCAGCTCGCATTTCCTCGTCAGGTATAACTTCATCGATCTGATACCCAACAAATTCCCCTTCTTCTGGTTGAGGAATTTCTGTTTCTGCATTTGTACTTACATCAGACATTATAATTCTCCTTTAATTTATCTTTCGGCTCTATAAGAACCGTATCTCCTACATACTTAACATCTAGAATACCAAAATCATCTAGAAGATTAAGAAAATCCATCGAATTCATTTTCATCAGAGTGGTTATATCCGATTCGAATATATAACCTTCATCATAGAAATCAGTATCCTGTGGTTTCATTTACTTTCCCCCTTGTTATTTCCCTCTTAAACATACGTCTTTGTTTTACCTCTGGATATTCAGGAAT